ACCAGATGACTTGCGTGGCTTAATACCAAACTTACTGTTAGATGCCGCGATATTACTTCCGTTCTTTTTAAACCAAATGTCTACACTCTGAGCGTCGTTCGTACCATTTACAACCTGTATAGAAAACTGAATCGCATATTTGCCAGCATTGCGGAAATTAATCCTGTTTCCATTGCTTAAGTAAACATTGTTGCTTAAGTCTGTTGTGTTCAGACCTAGAATGTTTTCTGTACCAATCGTTGTTGCTGCTTGGTCTGTATTATCGGAAAACTGCCCATAAGGGAAAGAATCATCCTCTGCCGCATTTGAGAACGGAATTAGGACAATTTTTGTATCCACAGAGATACGAGCGTCAAACAAGGTCGTGCTTGTGACATTCCCTGTGTTGAGTGTAATCAAACCAGTATTGTTGGTCTTGCCATCCAATACCAGATTGAGAATCTCCGCTACTGCCCGAGGATCGCCGCCGAACGGAGGCAGTCTACGAAACTGCATTACCGCATCCCCGCAGGCTGAACCTCTGCCTCTACACCTATCGCGGTTGTCCAGTTACCACTAGGCTCTACCTGAATCCTATGGTACTTGCCTAAAGACCTAAACCCCGCACGATTCTCCGCGTCCGCTGCGCTTGTAGCGCCAAACGCCACAGCCTGAGACAGATTCATACGGGAAGCCACGGACATACTTGCGGAACCAGCGTCTATGATTGGCTTGACAAGAGTAACCATACTCATCGTGCCATCGCTCTGTATGTCAGCAGTAGTAAGTCTTGCAGGCTTGTTTGCACCTACAAAGTTAATAACTTTTGCCCCACGAACACCTGAGAGAAGCAGCTTTCCACCCAACCATTGTCTTGAGTCTAAACTAGCTGTTAAAGCGTCCAAAGAAGCTGAAAAGTTGTCTAAGGCTTCCAGAGACGTTCCAGGCGTAAACACATCCGATATGCGAGCAACATCCGTGTCTGCGTAACTCCAGCGTTTTGTCTGGGTGTGATATATCAACAAACGATAACCTTCGTCTGTAGGATAACCCCAGATGACAAGGCTTCGGAACGGATCGACAGCGGTTGACATATCGGAGATGACTTCCTCCCGCACGCTATCCCAGAAGAATCGGTTTACCTTCTCCGCGCCAATCGGCTCTAAGTTCTGGCCATCGCACGCATAGAAACCATCGTCTGCTAGAAAGTAAGTCACGCCTTTCCATTGCGCGACAGAATTGGATTCGTAGCATCCTAGATTCCTAGAGATGTTGTCAAACTGGAATATGAGAGGGGTTCCGACATAAGACATCCGCACGATGGAACGCTCAAGCAGGACTAAGCCAAACTCACCACCAGTCAGACCGCGCACTTGGCCACCATCAGGCAACCTCTGGAAGTCCGACTGCGTAACCGCGCTCGATGCCCAAGTCGTTGGATTGTTAATCCCAGACCATCGTACTTCGTCAGAAGCAGAAGTTGTGTTTCCTACGACAACGAAATCTCGGACTACCGTAATTAGTTTTGCGGTAGGAGCACTTGCGTCTAGGTCTTGGAAGTCACCAGTAGTGGTCAGGTCGTAGTACTGGAGTTTGTCTTTGTTGTTGCTGGCGATAAAGTAGTCACCGAAACGCACAAACCGCCACTTATCCGTAGAGGTATAAGTCGTTCCAGATACATCGTCTAAATTGTTGTTGGACGAATTAAACAGCCACAGTTTCGTAGCACTACCAGCAAACAGACGAACCACACCGTTGTTGTCCTTGTCCGCAGAAACGCTGTTTAAGTCCTCTGTGGCCGCGTTGGAATAGTCTTCTTCCTCTGGGAAAGGTCCATACCCGAAAGCCTTTGGGAATACATTTAGAGCGTTCGTAAGCGCACCCACAACCCCAGGCTGGTCAGGTAGCCACTCTGTAAAGTCTATGCGCGTAATTGCCATGTACTAGATTCCGCAGTTATGTCTGCCCAAGTATTAGATTCCGCACTCATCTCAACCCAAGAGTTAGACTCGATTGCGAGTTCCGTCCAAGTATTGCCTTCTACCGCTGCCTGCGTCCAAGTATTCGCCTCGTCAAGAACCAGCGACCATTCTTCGCCATACTTGTAGATTGTTGCCTGTACCTGGCCTGTGCCGTTTATCACCGCAACGACACTTGCCGTAAGCCCTAAAGACGCAGTTAGGCTTCCAAAGCCTTCTATATGAGCCTGGGCTTCTGACAACAACCCAGCAATGGCCGTAAGCGATCCTGTGCCGCTTATAGCCCCTTCACCGAATCTCTGCCTAAACCCATCCGCAGAAAGGCTTCCTGTGCCTGTTATAACGCCTGCTACAGCCCTTACACGCTCAGACCCAGATGATAGGGTTCCAGTCCCTGAGATCGCCCCAGAAACTTCCATAAGCCTAAATGCGTCAGCAGAAAGACTTCCTGTGCCTGAAATCGCACCCGCAACAGGGATTTCCCTAAATGCCCCGACAGTTAGGCTTCCTACGCCTGTGATCGTTGCCTGTATCTCTACGGGTAAACGATAATCCGCACCCGCTGTAAGTGTGCCGAAACCTGTAACTGTTCCAGCACCGAGTTTTATACAGCCTGTATTCCAAACATTAGAGTCTAGCGAGAACGCAAGAGAATCTAAACTTCCAAACTGGTCTAACCCCTCAAGAGTAAATGGCCCGCAAACTCCCTCGTCAGTCCAGTTGTTATCAAGACTGAACGGAAGGGAATCTAGCGACCCAAATCGGTCTAGTTCCTCTAGGGTTAAGAACATTAGTCAAGGCTTGCGGTAAGACTGCCTGTGGAAATCTTAAGAACGTCACCAGTCTCGATAGAGCGCGAAGTCGTGAGAGCCGTGTGCATAAGCAAATTGCCAGATGACAACGCATCCAACAGACCGATATGCGATACAGTTCCCCAAGACGCGGTGCATTGCGGAAATGTCACATCCGCAGAAGAAGTAACGATTCCACCAGTTGCTGTGGTTACAGACACAATCTGACGCGCATAAGAGCCACCAGAAACCTCTGTACCCGTTCCTGCATCCGTCGGGTCAGCAGTAAACAGCCCAACATAAACAGTCGTGGGGGAAGTGTAGGAAACATTGCGGAGAACATGGTCAAGCAGCTTGTTCTCTAGGTAATTGCTGAGTTCGGCCATTGTTTACCTCTTGGTAACAGACATAGATAAAGGAACTCCCGCATATTCGCTTGAGTTGTCAGACTCAGCTAGGGAGGTAATCGCGCTAGAGTAAAGCTGCGTCCAGGTTGCTAACCGCGCATCATTCATAATATAAGGCTCTGCCTCAAGCAACGCCGCATACAACAGCGCATCTGGGCAGTTGGCCATAAACACATTGCTTGTGTTCGTGTCGCTTAGTGCCGTTGGTTTTGCGTAGTACAACATAACCACCACATACGTTGTATCGGGCTGTGGGGCTAACTCAAACTCTAAGCCGCGCTGTGTGTAAAAAATGGGCTTACCAGACTCATGCGGTCTTGCATCTCTGGTAAACGCGCTAGGGGAAAGGTACGACAGAGGCTGTCTGGGACTCACATCTACATAAAAGTCCCGCACGCTCAAGAAATCACTAGGCAGACCTACTGTTCCGTCGCCTGACGATGTTGTGCTACTTACTGTCTTGAGCATCTGGCGCAAGCGAAGTTGCCGCGCAAGACGAATCTCAGCAAGAGATATAAAGGTCGGAATCTGTGCTGTTAGGTCACTTCTTCCGAGATAGTTTGCGACCGTTGTTTTGAGGTCGCTGTAGTTGCTTAGACTCATCTTTGAAGTCTGCCCATGAATAAGTGTACTGGCCTATGTGACCGATCTCTTGCGACAGAGTGTGATCTACCCAGGTCTCAAAACCCGCGTCATTCGCCGCAACACAGAAGTGCACATCTTCACCCAGAGTCTTGCCTCCAGGTAACTCGTAAAAGTAGAACCAAGGCTGCGGAGTTTTCCTAAACACTTCAGCCTTTACCAGCATCACACCGCAACCAATCGCGGTGACACGCTCGATTCCCTGCTTGCCTTTAGAGTTTATGGAGTACCAATGGTTCTCCTTCTTCTCAAAGTCAATCTTCAGATTCTTTGCCGTCGGGCCTACAGGAACCGCCCGAGTCGTAGCATTTACCCCAACAATGTCTTTATCATGGGCTATCAGTCGCTCAATGGTATTTTTGGGGAACCGCATATCTGAGTCTATCCACAGAATGTAGTCACACCCACCATCTAAAGCCGCCTGCGCCAGTTTGTTTCTTTGGTCAAATATCAGGGTTCCAGCAACGGTATATATCGCCTGGTCGCCCTCTCGAAACCTACTGTCATAACCGCAGAGTGTTGCAAGATCAAACGCCGTCCCAATCATCATATCCCCACGGCTGGGGATGCAAATACCTACTCTCATTAAACTCTCCCAGGTCTGCTCCGAAAATGCCTATTATCTGGATCGTTTAACCATGCCTTGAACTTCTTCTGGTCTACAACAGCGTAGCCGCGCATGATACTTTGCCTGTTCAGTTCTATGATTACTGAGTCAGGTATCCAGCCAATATGCTCTAATTCGCTCCACTTTGCCCGTTCGTCCGTAGCCGCATAGCGCGACTTGTTGGACTCAAGCACAGCGGTAATGTCCTGGGTGTTCTCTATGATGACTTGGCCGTTGTCGCCTTCGTAAAACGAGGTTTTGACACCAGCCCAGTTTGTATCTTCGCCGAGTTTCCTCATCGGTATCCTAAAAAAATAGGGGGCAGTTGCCCACCCCCTATTCTACACGCCTAAACTAAACAGTCAACTACAGAGCAAAGTTTAGGTCAGCGATGATGCCGTGTGCAGCCTCGTTGCGTACCTCAAGGGTCAGCTCAGCGATGATCTGGGTCTTCTCAGCGTCACCAACACGAGCCAGTTCGTTCGTGGAGAACGGACGGAGGTAAGCCATAGCAGCGTACTCAGGATCAAGTACAAGCGCATCACGAGTCCGCATAAAGCGGTCAGGAACAACCTGGAGAACGCCGAAATCACTCTGGTAGAGGTCAGCACCAGCGAGGATTGTGACCTTGCCGGTTCCCTGGGTGTTGATGCGATGCTGGGCAATACCCGTGAACTCCGAAACTTTCTGCTTACCAGCGGGAGGAACAACCAACAGAGTCGGTGTACCGCCAGAGGTAAATACCTTCTGAACAACGTCTTTCAGGAGGGTTTCGGTAAAGGTGCGAGTCGTACCATCGCCGCGAGTGGATTCGCCAATCGTCGTGGGATCAGTACCAGTCGTGGTCGAATCACGCTTGTTGGTGTTGGTCTTGATCCAAGACAGCAGGGAAGCCATCTTACGAGCAGCGGAACCCGTACCAGCGTCACGGCCTTGGTTGGCAGTAATGGTGGCCTCGATGTCGCGCTTGATCTCGGCAGAAGCCTTGGCAAGCTGATAAGCCTTCTCAGACTTACGGCCAGCCTTGTCTACAGCCTCAAGCGTGCCAGAGATCATAACGGTCTTCTGGACGATCTGGGTGTAGTTACCAAGACGAACGGTAGGCGAAAGGTCAGCTTCCGTAGCGGTTGCACCTTCGACCGCAGCGTTGCCAGTCGTAGCAGCAGCTAGGGAGTCCGTCTGCCACTCGTGATAAACGGCAGTAGCTTTGCCTTTACCAATCGAGGACATGATCGGGGTATCGGTGGGGGAAATGTCATAGATGACATCGGTAAGGTCTTCACGCAGTCCGCGTGCGTCATATGTTTTGTACTGAGCCATGATTTAATCCTTTATAACAATCGTTCGAATATACGAGCCGCATCGTTCTTATTACCAGAGCGACGCAATTGCTCACGGAGTTTCTTGCCTTCCTGAGTCTCCCGCGCCTCTGGCGTAGAAGTCCCTGGGCGCATCATGCGAGGGGCTTGAGCGACTTTCTTTACCGCATCTTGCTTACCCGCAGTCAGCTTGTCGTATTGCATGGCTTTGTAAAGGGCAGTCACCGCACGTGAGTCATAGACCTGGGATAACTCTTGATCTGAGAACCCGATCTTCTTGGCGTAGTTCCGTATGTCAGTCCTGATTGCCTGACCCTTTGCAGGATCGGCCATCTCTGGAATCGCCTCTTGCAACTTTAGGCCTTCTGCTT